TTTAAGGACGAGGCTGCCAAGGACTACACGGCGGTAACGGACGCGCTTCGCAACGTTCAAGATGTTGATCGTGTTGTTGAAACACTTAAGAAAACTAATCTTGGCGGCGTTACCGGCTATTTATCTAAAGCACCTTCAATTAGCGCCGAGTCATTAAAAGCTGAGTCGGATTTTGAGTCGCTCAAAGGCAAGATGACGGCGCTCGCTAAAACATTGTCTGCTCAAACCGGCAAGCTCGGCAACTTGGCTGTGCAAGAATACCCCATGTTGCAAGCTCAGATTAGCAGCTTTGATCCTTACAAAGGTGAAGCGGCTACACGGTATCAATTAGATCAAATTTCCGATACCATTAAACGCATTGAAAATAGCATGCGTGATGCGTATGGAAAACAATATGGCGGCGAAGATAACCCATTCCCGCAGTTCCGTGAGCTTCCTGGCGCGGTGGGCGTAAGTAAAAACGAGCATCCGGCGGAAATTCAAGATCTGCTAAGCAAATATAAGTGAGGCGGGTATGGCCGATTTAACCGAAGTCTACGCCGCGCTTAAAAAAGCAGATGAGGCTGGCGATACTGAAGCGGCTAAGAAATTAGCCGATTATATTCGCTCGCAACCCGCTGAAGCGCCGGCCGCTGCAAGCGAAGGCATGCCCGCGCCGCGCGTCACCAATTACGGGTTGAGTGAAAAGACACTTGCAGTGCCTCAAGAAAAAGGCCAACCGCTATTCACGTACAGCCCTGAAGAAGCGTTAAAAGCCGCTGGACGCGGCGCGGCGTATTCGGCGCTTACGCTTGGTGGCCTTGGAGACATTACCGGCGGCGCGATCGGCGCGACGACACCTCAAGTTAAAGAGGCAACAGGTTTCAAAGAAACGCCTGCGGAATACATGCCATTTGAAATTGCAGGCGGTCTGGTAGCCCCTAGTCTTATCTCAAAAGGCGTTAATGCAGCGCAGCGCGGCGCTGCCGCAGCACGCGATCTTATCGAACAATACGCCGGTATGCCTTACAACCAGCTATTGAAAACCCTTGGCCCTGACGCACCAGAAGTGTTGAATGCGTTGCGCGCAAGCAAAACCGGCGTTGAGACAGGCCCGCAAGCTGCGGCAGGCGTAGGCAATGTCGAGTTCTCGCGCTTTGCCAAGGGCTACGAAGACAAGTCACCACAGCTCTATACTGACATCGCGGATCGACAGAAGGCGCTCGTTGAAGCGCAAGCTAAACGCGTAGAAGCTGGTGCGATTAAAGCTGAAGAAAATATCGCAAAAGAAGTTGCCGCTCCCGTACAATCGGACGTCGGCGATAAGCTCACCACAATGGCACGCGAAGCCCGCGAAGGCGTCAGACGCGACGTTATTCGTCCAGCTTACAAAGCCGCGTTTGATGAAGCCGGCTCAACCAAGATCGACGCAAGCGGCGTAGTCGCCGACGCGGAAAAAATTCTTGGTCAGCGCCTTGCGGACATCCCGGCAAAAGATATGCCCCGCACCGCTGAAGCCTTGGCGTCTTTGGAAAGCACGGGCCCACGTTTGGTTGTCGGGCCTAACAACGCACCAATCGCGCCAAAAGTACAGGCCACGCTTGAGCAATTAGATAAAGTCCGCAAAGCTATCAATGACGATATTGCCGCCGCAAGCCGCATGGCGGGGGGCGCTGGCGACGCGCGGCTGTATAATCTTCGTAATTTGCACGACTCGATCGACGCGGCAGTGCAAAACAGCACAACGTTAAGCGACAAGGCAAAAACGCTCTATAATAACGCGCTTGACCTTTATCGCACTGAATACGCGCCGCGCTTCAAAACCGGCGAAGCGGCTAAAATATTTGAAAAGCGCGTGCGTAACGAGCCGGGCATCAAGCCGGAAGACGTTGCGTCGTCATTCCTTAAAGGCGAAAGCGAAGCAAAATCTTTTGTTAAGTTGTTTGGCGATAATAAAGAAGCGTTGGACGAAGCCGCCAAAGGTATTGAAGGCATCTACCGCAAAGAAGTCATCAAAACCGGCAACACGATTGATCCCACCGCGCATGACAATTTCATGCTAAAATACGGCCCGCAGATCGACGTTCTTGACGCGGCGGGCATGGGCTTGCGCGATCGGTTCTCGTCGCTTGCAGGTAAAACTGCATCTACGGCGGCAACCAAAGAAGCCGCAGCCGCGTTAAAGACCGGCGAAGCATTGCCTGAAGGGGTAAAAGCCGCGCAGATCACCGGCGAAGTCAACGACATCATAAAAACGTTGAAGCCCGATGATGTCGATACAATCACGCAAATTGTTGAGCGCGCGAAACGGTATAAAGAAATAGGTACTCCAGGCATCAAGCCTGAAGCAGGCGGGTTTAAATATAATCCGCTCCAATTAACCAGACGCGTCGCGGCGGAGTTGTACGATGCGCTTAGTGTGCGGTTGGGTAATAAAACGGCCCAACGCATTTCGGAGTTGTTTGCCACACCAGAAGGCACGCAAGCATTTATTGAAACGGCTCAAAAAACGGCTGCCACCCGTGAAGCTCGCAAGGCTATGGCCGAGCGTGCTTATCAGTCAAGAAACGCGCTCGCTACCAAGATGGGCGTAACTGGTGCAATTTCTAACGCGTTGGCTCAATAATGGATACGCAGTCTTTAATTAACCTTTTCGGTGGCTCGGCGCTTCTTGTGGCGGGTTGGTTCTTGCGCGAGATGTGGGACGCGGTCAAAGATCTGCGGGGCGATCTGCACAATCTAAAAGCTGATTTGCCGAAAGAGTATGTGCTCAAGGTAGATCTCGACAAAAGAATGCAACATATCGAGGATATGTTTCAACGCATCTACGACAAACTGGACGCCAAGGCGGATAAATAGTGGACCCGTTTACGATCCTCGCAGGCGCGACCGCAATCTATAATGGCCTGAAGTCAGCGGTAAGCGCGGGCGAGGACGTTGTGGACACAGCGCGACGCGTCAGCGGTTTGATGTCTGAAGTGTCCAAGGTGGTGCAGCTCGTCTCGCTACCGCGCAAGAAAAAACTGTTTCAATCGACCGCTGACTTTGAAGCGGAGGCGATGAAGCTCTACAGCGCCAAGGCCAAGGCAAATCAATTAGCTCTTGACGCTAAGAACCTGTTCATTTCCATGCACGGTAAGCATGCGTGGGATACTATCCAAAAACAAGTAACAGAAATGCGTAAGGAAGCAGCGCGTCAGGCAAGACTAGAAGCTGAAGCTGCTGAAGAGGCGAAGAAAGATGCAATCTTTGTGGGTGCCATTGTCGGTGGGCTTATTCTGGCTATGGGTGTTGTTGGGCTAATCTTAATTGTGAGGCACTGATGGATATTCTCAAGACCTTTGGCCCGCTGATCGGGTCTGTCGCGCCTACGATCGCAACCGCGCTCGGCGGCCCTGTGGCGGGCATGGCTGTAAAAGCTATCTCCAATGCTTTATTCGGCCATGAGAACGGTTCAGAAGAAGACATTCAGGCGGCTCTTGCAAATCCAACGGCTGACCAACTTTCAGCCCTTAAGAAGATAGATGCTGATTTCAAAGTCCAAATGAAATCTTTGGACATTGATCTGGAGCGAATTGCCGCGTCAGACCGTGATTCGGCCCGTAACATGGCGATTATGACCCATGACTGGACACCTCGCGTCTTGGCTCTCGTTGTGGCCATTGCGTGGGGTATTGTGCAATGGTTTTTGCTCCACAACGTAATTGACCAATCAATGCGTGAACTCGTTGCCAGAGTATTGGGAACGCTTGATGGCGCGTTAATGCTCGTTCTTTCTTATTACTTTGGCTCTGCCCACAAGCATACGGACCCGAAATGAAAGATAACTTTGAGCAATGCCTCGCTCTTCTGCTCAAGCACGAGGGCGGTTACGTTAACCATCCAGCGGACCCCGGCGGGCGCACGAACCTCGGCGTCACGCAGAAGGTCTGGGAAGATTGGGTCGGTCATCCGGTGACTGAAGCAGACATGCGAGCCTTGGGGCCTAAAGATGTCGCGCCGCTATACAAACAACGGTACTGGGACAATATCCGTGGCGATGATCTACCGGCAGGTGTTGATTATGCTTGCTTTGACATTGCTGTTAACAGTGGTGTTGGCCGTGCCGCCAAAATACTTCAAAAAGCTATTGGAGTTGCTCCTGATGGTGCAATTGGCCCCGCAACCTTGGGAGCTGTATCAGAGAGCGATCCCGCCGAGTTGATCATTAGCGTATGCCGCGCGCGGCAGGCGTTCCTTGAGGGTCTTCCGACCTTCTCGACATTCGGCAAAGGATGGACGCGCCGCGTCAACGAAGTGCAGGCTAAAGCACTGGCGATGCATCAGGAGCCAGAATTGCCGCTCGCTCACGGATAGCGCGCACCATGCAGTAACGCTGATGCAACCGCTTCAGCACTGACGGGCGTCGTAATCCTTCAAGCTCGCTATCAATCATGGTCTTCAGCTCTGTCTCGCTGAAGGTGCACAGCAGATCGTTTAATCTGCGCCAATCTAATGTCTTGATGTCAGTCATGCTTTCAACTCGTCTAGGGCCACATCCGATATGGCGCGCTTGTCAAACAGGCTTGCCCATATCCGTTCATCTACAGTCTTATTGGTCATAAGAACATAGCACCACACATCGCGCGTCTGACCGCCGCGATGCAATCGACCGACCGTCTGCTCGTACAACTCGAGCGACCACGGCAGCGACAGGAAGATGATCTTGCTACCGCCATGCTGAAGGTTGAGGCCGTGGCCGGCGGACTTGGGGTGCAGTAAAAGCAAGGAGATTTCGCCCTTGTTCCACTTATCCACATTGTTATCCACAAGTTTTGCATTCGGGTAACGGCGCTGAAGCTCGGCCAGCTCTTCCTTGTAATTGTAGACGATGATCGTGTTGTCGTTCTGGTTTTCGGTCAGGATTTCGTCGAGCAGATCAAACTTGTGCGTGCTGACCCAATGGGCGCGCCCGCTCTCGTCATAGATGAACCCCGACGAGATCTGCTGTAACTTATTGACCGCCGCAGCTGCCGTCAGCGCCGCGACGTCCTTCTCGGCGAGCTGCGCGATTGCGTCCTTCTTCATCTGCTCGTAGACTGTCCGGTCGGCCATGTCGCACCGCATCTCGACCGTGTGCAGCGGTGGCAACTGGTCCTTGTACTCGCCAGGCTCCAGCACGAACGTCGCCGGCTTGATGCGTTTCATCACCGCCTCGAGCGCGCCTTCGCGCGGCTTCCAATCGTTATAGTCGGCATTGGCAAGGTAGAAATACTGTTGGAGGAACGCGCCCTTCGCGCGGCCTAGCAGGGACTGATCGACGATCTTGCACTGCCCGAATACATCCTCCAGCCCGTTCGATGTGAACGAGCCCGTCAGGCCCCACCGGATGTTGACGTCATCGAGGCGCTTCAGGAACGCCTTAAAACGCACGCCGGACGGGTTCTTGAGCCGCGTCAGCTCGTCGAACACGACCGCGTCAAACTCGAAGTCTTGCTCGGATAGCCATTGCAGGTTGTCGTAGTTGGTGACGAGCACATGCGTGTCGGCGTTGACCGCGAAGAGCCGCTGCGCCGGTGTGCCGATCGCGAGCGCCATCGTTAGGCGCGGTGCCCACTTAGGCTGCTCGACCGGCCAAACGTCACGGCACACGCGCTTGGGCGCAAGAACGAGGAACCGCTTGACGATGCCCTGCTCGATCATGTCTTGCATCGCCGCCAGTGTCATGGCGGTCTTGCCCGCGCCGACCGGCGCGAGGATCATGGCGCGGTCGTGCTCGAAGAGGAAATCGGCCCCTTGCTCTTGGTAAGGTCTAAGATCCACTTATCCACATCCTCTTTTGACCACAGGCAAACATAATTCTGACCCAACCTCGCCATGTCGTCGGCGAACAGCTTTTGCAGGGCGGACAGTTTGCCACCCGTTTGTTTCAATTCAACAAACCACGTTTGCCCTGGCAGGCAGACAACGCGGTCTGACACCCCTCGATGCGACGGCGACGTGAACTTGTAAGCCACGCCCCCGCGTTTCTTTATCTCTTGCACCAAGTGCCGTTCGACGTGTTTTTCCATAGCTCGTAAAAAAATGTTTGACAACAATTTTTATTGCATTTAAGGGTGGGACTGTCAACAAAGGAGAGTACAGTGAACGACGATCAAGCATTCGAAGAAATCAGACAAATCCTTCAGGTCACTGACGGCGCGGAAACAATCAACATCCTTGCGACGTTTCTAAAGGCCGCTATCGACGGCATCTCGCCGGTCGAGGCGCGCATCGAAGTCCTCAACGATGTCATTCTGTTTTTGAAAGAGCCGGAATATGCAACACAGTAATATCGTTGGCGGCTCGACCGCCAAGCGTGTGATTGCGTGCCCAGGCTCTGTTGCGCTCGTCGCAAAGATGCCGCCAAAACCGTCGAGCAAATACGCTGACGAAGGCACGCTCTTGCATGAAGTCATCGCGGAAATTGTGGACAAAGCAGAAAGTCCGCGTCAGTTTCTCGGTCGCACATATGAAGGCATCACGCTGACTGAGGAGTTGATGGATGCTAAGTTACTTCCGGCGCTTAAAGCATTGGATGACATCGACCCTGAAGGACAGATGGACATCGCCGTCGAAACCCGCGTCGGTTTCGGTGAAGATCTTCTGCCGGGAGTGTTCGGTTCAACTGATCTACTCGGGCGAATTGCTAATCGTGCCTATGTCATCGACTGGAAGTTCGGCGACGGGGTTAGGGTTCAGGCCGAGGAAAATCCTCAACTCCTCTTCTACGCTGCCGCAGCAATGCGAACGCCCTCAGTCTCATGGGTGTTTGATGGCGCGGACGAAATCGAATGCATCATCGTTCAACCCACACACGGCGTAAGCCGGTGGGTTACGACGCCCGATCGCGTCAAGGAGTTCGAACGCGAGTTGGTGCGTGCGGTTAAGGCAGCCCAAGCACCAGATGCGCCGCTCTCGCATGGCAGTCACTGCCGGTGGTGCGCGGCCAAACCGATCTGTCCTGTGATGACAGGCGCTGTGGATAGAGCCCTGCAAACACAGGTCAAGGGTCTGGACGCTGAGATGATCGGCAAGTACCTTGCAAATGCAGATTTGCTTGAAGATTGGATCAAGGACTTGCGCGCTTTGGCGACGCAAATGCTTGAGCAAAGCGTAGCGGTGCCTGGCTATAAACTGGTCCCCAAGCGCGCAACAAGACAATGGGTTGATGAAGCGACTGCCTATGAATGGCTGACGCAAAACTTCCCTGAAGCTGAAGTGGTCGAGACATCCGTGATCTCGCCGGCAAAGACAGACAAGCTCTTGAAGAAGGCGAAGCTGACAATGCCGGACGGTCTGGTCGTCTCGGTCTCGTCGGGCAACACTCTGGCAACCGAGGATGATCCTCGCCCAGCAGCGTTGCAAATCGGTCGGCAAATGGTTGCCGCCCTTAGTAAACTAGGAGCATAAAATAATGTCCAATATCGTCAACTTTGGTAATGCGTCACTTCCTGTGGCTAATCTCTCCTCCGCTCTGCGCTCGATCAGCGCCGACGTCCCTGCGGGCAACTCTGTTATCCTGAAAATGGACAAGACAGGCCACTGGGTATTCGGTGCTGACCAGACAGAAGTCGAAGACGGTTCGTCGTGGGCCATCAATCCTTTCTCCTTCATTCATGGGTTCATTGCGTGGGGTGACGGAGAAGTGCTTGGTGAGAAGATGGTGCCTGTCTCGTCTCCTTTGCCGGAGATGGACGTAGCGCCACCCAACGCGAAACGCGGCTGGGAGACACAGGTCGGCATGAGCCTCAAGTGCATGGATGGTGAGGACAAGGACATGGAAGCGCGCTTCTCGACGACGTCAGTCGGCGGCAAGCGTGCCGTGCAAGCCCTTGCTCTTGCGATCGCACAACAGGTCGACACCGACCCATCAAAGCCGGTTCCGGTGGTCGCGCTCAAGCGCGAACATTATCAGCATAAGTCCTACGGTCGCATTTACACGCCCGTCTTTGAGATCCTGAAGTGGATCGGCATGGACGGCGCAGAGGCTGCCGTTGAAGAAGAAGCGCCTGCACCGACGACACGTCGTCGTCGTTCCGCAGTCTAAGGAGCAGGGGGCGGTTAAGCCAGCACTCGAGGATGTCGCACACACGGTCTTTTCTGGCTTTCTGCCGTGTCTAGTTGAGCGACCAAATCGACGCCCCCGTTTTTCCCATGCTTTGGTTAGATTTTGAAACCCGCAGCCGGTGTGATCTCCGCGAGCGGGGCGTGTACAACTACGCCCTCGACGGCTCGACCGACGTGCTGTGTATGTCCTATGCGTTCGACGATGACGACGTCCGCACATGGACGCCTGACATGCCATTCCCCGAGGACGTGCGTCAATTCAAAGGCCAAATCCGCGCGCATAACGCCGCGTTCGAGCGTTTGATCTTTTGGCACGTCCTCGAGATCCCGTTCAAGCTCGAGCAGTTCTATTGCACCGCAGCACAAGCGCGTGCCAACTGCTTGCCCGGATCGCTCGAAGACATCGGGCGCGCGATTAGCGCGTCGATGAAGAAGGACCATCGCGGCAGTCAGCTCATTCGTTTGCTGTCGGTGCCGCGTGCCGACGGTACGTTCAACGAAGATCCCGCGCTGATGGCCGCGATGATCGCCTATTGCGAACAGGACGTGCGCGCCATGCGGGCGATCAGCAAGGCCATGCGCGACCTCGCCGACGATGAGCTGCTCGACTACCACGTCAATGAGCAGATCAACGACCGAGGCGTCCTTGTCGATCGGGCGCTCTGCGATGCTGCGGTGCGGTACGCAAGCGCAGAGTTGGAGGACATCCAGAAGATCGTCGCCGAGGTGACCGAGGGTGCGATCATGTCAGTCCGCAGTCCCAAGATGCGCGAGTGGGTGCTCGAGCGTGTCGGTGAGAAGGCCAAGGAGCTGATGGTCGTCTACAAGGACGGCGAGAAAAAATACAGCATCGACAAGTCCGTACGCGCTAATCTTCTAGCGATGGATGACCCCGACGAGGTGCCACCGGATGTCGAGGAAGTCATCCAGTGCGCCGACGATCTGTGGGCATCCTCAGTCGCCAAGTTCAGCCGCTTGGCCGGATTGGCCGACGAGGAGGACGACCGCGTCCGTGGCGCGTTTGTGTTCGCCGGCGGCTCGGCCACAGGCCGCGCGTCATCCTACGGCGCGCAAGTCCACAACTTCACCCGCAAGTGCGCCAAGGAGCCCGACAACGTCCGACAGGCGATGGTGCGCGGCCATGAGATCGTGCCGAAGTATGGCAAGCGCGTCACCGACGTTTTGAAGGGCATGCTACGCCCCGCGATCATCCCCGCTGACGGTCACGCGCTCGTCGTGGCCGATTGGTCGTCGATCGAAGCGCGCGTCACGCCTTGGCTCTCCAACTGCCCTGCGGGCGAGGCCAAGCTTGATCTCTTCGCGACCGGCAAGGACGTCTACAAAGTCAACGCCTCGGCCACCTTCCGCGTGCCTGTCGAGGAGGTGTCCGACGACCAACGTCAGATCGGCAAGGTGCAAGAGCTTGCGTGCGGGTTTGCCGGCGGTGTCGGCGCGTTTGCCGCGATGGGCCGCGCCTATGGCATCGTGCTGCCCGAGAGCGAAGCGAAGCGCATGGTGGATGGATGGCGCAGAGCGAACGCATGGGCGATGCCGTACTGGCAGGGGCTCGAGAGCGCGTATCTGCGCGCCATGCGAAACAAGAACTACCCGATCTCGGTCGGACGTGTGACCTATCTCTATGACGGCACGCACCTGTGGTACGCGCTGCCGTCAGGCCGCGTGTTGTGCTATCCTTACGCGCGCTTTGAGAATGACGAATTGACCTATCTCAAGGCCGCATGGAAGCCCGCACAAGATGCAAAAGAATGGCCGCGTGCCCGCTTGTGGCGCGGCCTTGCTTGTGAGAACATCACTCAAGCAACGGCCAATGACCTGTTGCGTTACGCTCTTCGACAGGTCAACGCGGTGTTACATGTTCACGACGAAATTGTTCTGGAAACGTCACAGCCCGAAGAGGCTGCCGCCGAGTTGAAGCGCGTCATGACGACGCCGCCCAACTGGGCCGGAGGCTTGCCGCTTGCAGCGGAAGTCAAGATTATGCGGAGGTATGGAAAGTGAAATTATTGGTTAGTTTTTCTGGCGGCGAAACGTCAGCTTACATGACTAAATGGATTTTAGAAAACTGGCGTGGGCGTTATTCTGAAATTTTGGTAGTTTTTGCAAATACAGGGCAAGAAAATGAGCAAACTCTTGAGTTTGTTCGTCAATGTGATGAGCATTTTGGATTTGGCACAGTATGGATTGAAGGAGTGCAATTTCAAAATGAACGTCGTTCGGCGGGTTTTAAGATAGTTGATTTTTATTCCGCGTCTCGTAATGGAGCGCCGTTCGAAGACGCAATTCGCAAGTATGGTATACCTAATCAAAAATTTAAGGATTGTACGCGTAATTTAAAACAAAAACCTATTGAGGCATATGCACAGTCTATGGGTTGGGAAAATAAATCATATGATTTGGCTATCGGCATTCGCAATGACGAAATAGACCGCATTTCAATAGCGGCGCAACAGCGCCGTATTGTATACCCTTTAATTCACGATAACCCCATGACAAAGCCAAAAATTAATACTTGGTGGGCGGCGCAACCGTTTCGGCTTAAATTGAAAGGTTACCAAGGTAATTGCAAATGGTGTTGGAAAAAATCACTTCGCAAACATTTTACTATTATCAGTGAAAATCCTGAGTACTATGATTTTCCGCGCCGTATGGAACAACAATATGGTAAAATAGGGCCGGAATTTTTAAAAAATCCGCCACCTTCTTTTGAATACTCACGAACTTTTTTTCGCGGAAACAAAAGTGTAAAAGATCTTTTTACTGAATATGAACAAAAGAAAAATGTGTTTATTCCCGCTTACGACGAAGCAGCCATATTTGACCCCGATTTTGACGTGGGGGCCGGATGCGAAGAAAGTTGTGAAGTGTTTGCAGATGAGGATAAGGGAGAGGAACAATGAATTTCATTGAATACATTGCGCGGATCGCGCCAGAAGGCGAGACGATCCTCTTCACCAAGCAGAAGCCCACAGGTGAGTTCCACGGCGACGGCGCGCTCAAATGCGTGTGGCCGGCTTATCTGCCGTCAAAGTACAAAGGCGACGCGGCATGGTACGCCAACACCGCGTGCTTTATCCTCGACCGTTTCAAGGACGGCAAGGTGTCAGCGGCTGCGTCTTATTGCGAGCGCGTCGCCTTCATGGTGCTCGATGACATCGGCACGAAGTCAAAGACACCGCCGATCGAACCGACATGGAAGATGGAGACATCGCCGGGCAACTATCAGTGGGGCTACACGTTCGGGCTCGACGATCAGCCACGCAAGGGTGAGTTCTCAGCCGCGATCAAGGCCATCGCCGAGGCGGGCTACACCGACGGCGGCGCGATCAATCCGGTGCGTAATTTCAGACTGCCTGGGTCAATCAATCTGAAGCCTGGGCGCGATAATTTCCGCTCGGTCTTGGCCGAGTTCCACCCCGAGCGCGAGTTCACGCTCGCCCAAATCTGCGAGGCTCTTGATGTCAAACCACACGAAGCAGACACCGCTAATATGTACCGCGTGCGGCTCGACGATGACGGGCGCGATGACGTCCTCGCATGGATTTACGCGAGAGGTGAGATCGTCGAGCCTGCAAATGCCGAGGGGTGGTTCGGGATCGTCTGCCCTAATGCGTCAGAACATTCGGACGGTAACCCTACCGGTCGCTACCATCCACTTAATCGGTCCTACTGCTGCTTCCACGAGCATTGCGGTGACTGGAATAGTCGACGCTTCCTCAACTGGGTTTCTGAACAGGGCGGCCCTAAGCATGAGTACGGGCTACGCGATGAGCTAGTCGCGCAGACGATGCGCCAGACCTATGAAAAGATCAACCCGACCGAGGCGTTCCCTGACGCCGCCAAGGCGCTGATCGCCGAGGTCGAGCGCAAGGAGCTGGCCCGCATCGAGAAGTCCGAGTGGTACAAGCGCTTTGCCTACATCCAAGAGGACGAGAGCTTCTTCGACATGGTCGACCGCCGCGAGATCAGCCGCTCGACCTTCAACGCCCTCTTCCGCCACATCTCTTGTCAGTCGATCCACAATGGTCGCCGCATCGAAGCGTCGGTGTGCTTCGACGAGAACCGTCAGGCGATGGGCGCGCGTACTCTTGTGAGCGTGACCTACTCCGCCGGCCAAGGCGTGCTCGTCACCAAGGACGGGCTTGTCTATGGCAACCGGTGGCGCGACGCCCGCCCGCATGAGTACGGCACGGGCGACGTGTCGCGGTGGCTCGAGCATGCCGCGCGCATGATCCCTAACGACGCCGAGCGCGAGCACATCTTCGACATGATGGCGTTCAAGCTCCAGAACCCCGACATCAAGATCAACCACGCCGTGTTGCATGGCGGCGATGAAGGTTCGGGCAAGGACACCTTCTGGGCCCCGTTCATCTGGTCGGTCTGCGGGCCTGACCTTCGCAATCGCGGGCTTGTCGACAATGACAGCATATCGTCGTCGTGGGGCTACCATCTTGAAAGCGAGATCCTGATCATCAACGAATTGAAAGAGCCTGACGCGCGCGAGCGCCGCGCTCTGGCGAACAAACTGAAGCCGATCATCGCCGCACCGCCTGACACGCTGCCGATCAACCGCAAGGGTCTGCATCCGTATGACATGGTCAACCGCATGTTCGTGCTCGCGTTCTCTAACGATCCGGTTCCTATCTCGCTCGCGTCTCAGGACCGCCGGTGGTTCTGCATCTGGTCGCATGCCGATCGCATGAACGCGCGCGATGCCGCCGACATGTGGAAATGGTACAAGTCGGGCGGCTATCAGGACATCGCCGGATGGTTGAAACGCCGCGACGTGTCCAAGTTCAATCCGTCAGCGCCGCCCATGACGACCGAGTTCAAGATGAACCTGATCGAGCAGGGCATGACCATCGCCGAGAGCTATCTCTGCGAGATGATCCGGTCTCGCCAGGGCGAGTTCGCCAAGGGTGCCATCTCGTCGCCATTGCATGCGCTCTGTGACCGCCTGTCGGGCAGCGTCCCGCAAGGCACCAAGGTGCATCAGTCGGCGCTTCTGCATGCGCTCAAAGAGGCGGGCTGGGTCGATGTCGGCTACATCGCCTCGGGCGAGTACACGACCAAGAAGCACGTCTGGGTCGCGCCCGAGTTCAAGCGCCGGTCGAAGTCCGATCTGCGCCGCATGGTCGAGCCGGTGGCCGGCGGTAATGTCGTGGAATTGAAAAAGACCGCCCCGTAAGGGGCGGCCTAATAGTCGGGAGGACTAGAGGTCGAGCATAGCTGAAAGAGCCGCGACCATCAAGAGCGTGATGAAACCGGCGATCATGCTAATTCTTTCCAGTGAGTAAATCGTTCTTTAAACATATCATCTTCAATAACCCGCGTTTTTAATCCGTCATATAGACCCGCTAAAAAAGCGACCTCCCACCATTGGGTAACGTGGTTAAAAAACGCCATCATTATGGTGTTTTCTTGCTTAACTAAAATCGCTTTGTCGTTTTTCGGCGCGGTTTCTATCGGCTGCCACTCAGTCATGGCCGCAGTATCCCGCAATAGCCGTGGGTTGTGCTGTATGCCGGTTTTTTTCTCTCTGTTTCCCAATCGTCTGTGATTTCAGCCCATTGGTAAACCCACCGCCAAGCCATGCAGTTGGGGCCATTGCAACGCGGATCATGAAAGGCCGTGTTTGGTTTAGCCATCGGGCATGACTTTCTTTTAGCATCTTCTGGCGTCACATAATGCGGATTGTCTACCATTGCACTACTCCATCGATCACGATCTGCTGATACCAACGCTCGCCGTCCTCGCCTTCCCACAGAGCCCAGACATTGTCGTTCTCGTATTCGTACCTGATTAGTTTACGCATCGCTTTCCTCCGTTATCACTTCACGTTCCGACAATACTTCTTTCCACGGACGCGGGTCATAAGCTTCTTTATCGGTAGCGTTCCAATACTTCTTGCGCCAAAACACACGGGTGGTTTCCAATGAGCTATCTGGCATTTGATTTAGATATAACATAAATGCAAAACCCAACATTACTCACCCAATGCGGCGCGTGCTGTGCGCCCGTTGTCTAGCTGCGGTTGCAAGTCGACCGTGATGATCGGCACAAAGACCGTCGACTGATCGACTTGAATGTAGTTTTCCATGTCGGCGTAGAAGCGCAGGGCTTTGCGTAGCTTCTCATTGTTTTCCGTCAGATATTCAGACAAATCTTGCGCGGCTTTTAGATCGCTCATCAATCTGTTGATGACGGTTTCTATTTCTCTGTCCATCACTCGTCCTCCCTCAGCGCGTCATGGGCAATTTCAATCGCTTCCCAATCTTGCGAATGATATTCAATCTTCTTCAACGCTTCCCGCAACCGCTCAATCTTATTGGCAAACTTATCCGCAACAGCTTCAAGTTGATCAATATAATCCTGCACGACATACACATCGTCCATGCTGAATGAAGCTTCTTTACCAAATGCGCCGTAAGATGACTCATAGTTGGCAAGAGCCATTTTTGCTTCGGTTCTTAATTCATTCATCACTCGCTCTCTTTCCGTGCGGCGCGACGCTCTTTTATAACTTCCATCATTGCCCAAATTAAAAAACCGACGAAAATGACGCCAAGTGTTATTGCCGCCATTATCAATTCGGCAATCGTTTTGCTGAGCCAGAACCATATATAATCAATCATCACTCACCATCCTTCAGCGCGGCGCTTTCAACACTCAATAACTGGAAAACCTTATCTTTGAACAGTTTATGATTTTTATGCGCTTCATCTAACCATCTTGATTGCATGACATTGACTTTCCGCAACCGATCACGCTCCTTACGGAGCAACTTAATTTCGTTTATTGCATCAACAACGACATCATATTCTTTATTACCCAAACGTAATTCCCCTAACCGTTCAACTATATCCATCACTCGCCCTCCTTCAGCGCGGCACGGGCTAAATCAACAAACTGATTAAGCAACTCAAGCGGTTCACCTTCATGTGGTGGACCATAACCAATCACACGCAACGCTTCCTGATACCGTATTGCTCTTCCAGTATCTTTTGCGTTGTCTATGGCAAGTGATGCCATACGGTCGCAATGTTCCCGCAACCGCTCAATCTCGGCGTTCTTTTCCGCGAGCAAATGCCTCACCTGATTTAGCGTCTCGTCTACTGACCAGAATTTTCCCATCACTCAATCTCCGTCATATTTAAAGCCCGCGCGGTGATTTTATTCGTTTGGACTTGGACGTCATCACTGCTGCAATATATTTCAAGCAGAGCTTTTCTGATTGCCACCGCGACCTCAAGCGCGTTGTCTCTCTGGCGCTCGGCCTCTGCCAACTGTCGCCGCAGTGTGATGATGTCATCGACTAGGTCACGATCTGTTAGCATCTTCTTGCTTCTCCATCCGGTCACGATATACCCACCCTTCATCCCACGCTTGGTGATTGATTGATCCAGCCTCGTGCGGGTTGTCCTCCCGCGCGAAGCCTAATTGACGACACTGCGCGCCCTCGGCCTTCTTCGTGGCAGGGCTCGCGACGACACGGCAAAAGTCAACGGTTGAGAGCATTGATCAGGTCCAGTGCTTCTTGCGTGTCATTTTCCTCGACCTTCTCGGTCAGCTTCGCGTAGCCAATGACGTCTTGCCAGTGATCTTGGAAGTCGGGGTCGCCGCACAATATCCTGGCGAGCTTGACGGCGATCATCTCCAAGCTCTCCGCCTGTACGTCCGTTAGCCTGATCCAATTCGGGCTGCCCCTCATCGCGTCCTTGATCGACTGCGAGATTTTTGCTGTTGAAGGGTAAGAGCCGTGTGTTTTTTCGCGTGTTGATAATACTAACAAGGTAGCCTCCTATTGTGATCCAAATGATTAGTGTGATGGTGAGCAGCATATCGCGTCTATCGCTCCCGCTCGCGATTGATGATGTGAGAGCCGGCCCTTGGCGGTGCACGCCCGCCATCGGTCCTTGCCTTTTATGACCCACCCCATCACGTTTCCGTTAACGTCAAGAATGACATAAGCCCCGATCCCGTCCGGTATGATCTTCATAGGTTACCACCCTTCTTTAGCGGGTCGTAAGCGGGCGCAATTAACGCCCGCAGGGCAGTGATCAACTGATCCAGACTGATCAGCCCGTCCCGACATTGTTGCACTAGATACTCGATTTCGTTCAGCATAGACCTTCGCCCCATGTAGCACGGTTGTGTGGTCGCGCCCGCCCATCAGGTTCGCGATGCGTTTTAAACTATAGCCTGCTTCGCGCAGCCGATAGTAGGCCTCTTGCCGTGGCGGCAATAGGTTCGCCGTCTTGCGCCGTGAGTTGAGATCGTCACGCGTGACGTTGTGCTTCTCGCACACGTCCCGCAAGATCGTGAGCCACACGGGCGCGCCTTGATCCAGCCTATTGGCGATGATCATATGCGCCTCGGCCATCTGCGGGCCTAGGGGCTTAGGCTTTGGCGGTGGTGGTGGCGGTGGGTCTGGCGGTTTTGGTGGTGGCTCTGGCGACTTTGGCGGCGCGCCCGCATTAAGGCGCGCCCGCACCGCTTTATAGTGATCCGATAGGTTCAAGCCTGCCCCCTATAAATCGATGCGTCGGTTGATCCGGTGAGGGCGTCGCGCGCGTCGCCTTCACGAGCACCCATCGCCTGTAAAGATCATCGGCCCAGGCGCGCGCCTCGGTCTCGGTCTCAAAGCGCAACGCGTTATCCGACCATCGGCCCTCGCCCGTGTCGACTTCAGGTTTAAAACTCTTCATAGCATCACCTCCACATACAGCGCGCGCGCCTTGGCGTGTTGTTCGATCAAGAGCCGATAGAGATCGTGGCGCATGGTGCGGGCGTCCCGCCCGCGTTTGGTCTTATGCACCATGCGCCGCACGCGCCGCACAAGCTCTAAATTGCTATCCGATATGTGCAGATTTAATCGGTTGTATGTTCCGAACATATTTCCTCCGCTATTGTTTCATCATCTTGATCATCTTGCCAGTGTTCGCCCGCCGTCATATGCGCGCGGTTGATTGCGTCTTCTTCGTCGCGCGCGTCAATTTCGATCGTCGACGCGCGGATCCATGTAACCTTAAACCGTTTCATAGCACCGCCTCACAATCTGCTAGGGGTTCATTAAATTCGGCGCCTGCTTCAAAAACCATAACCATAAGCGCGCCGTTGTCTTTCAATTTAATGCGGACCGAGTAGGGCCCTACCGTGAACCACGACGCGCCGTCGGCTAGCGTATGGTCATCATCGCCTTGCAAAATCATATGATTGCCCTCTCCCGTAAAGCATTATGAAACGCGCGCCGCGCGTCATATGTGAGCCGCGCGCCGTCTTTAAGCGCGCCGTTGAATATGAGCGCGAAATGACGCCCGCGCTCATATTGCCATTGGTCGCCCGTATAGGGGAAAGCCTCGTAGTTTAGAGGCTTGCCCGCGCGGGCGTCTTTAAACCCGCGCACGAACGGCGCGCTACGCATGGCACCTTCGGGCTTGCCCGATACAGTAGGGACTTGTTTCATGGCGCGCTCACTAAATGATAGACTAACCCATGCGATACGCCGACTAGCGTCCCGTCCCGCAATTTCCAGTGGGTGAGGTATCCGCGCCCTTTAATCCATGGGTCGCGCGGTGACGGGTGCACGTCAAGCTTATTGATGACGGCGAAAAAAGCCTCTCTTGATACCCGTTTCATAACATGCCTTTCAATTCAGTCTTGATCCGTTTCGCGTGCTCGCCGCGCCATGATTTCGCATTGGCAAGGAAATAGAGCACAAGCCCCCGCGCGCTTTCGGAGTGATAACGGTCATCAACGGATACGACAGAACGCATGGCGTCGATATACGGGACCGCGCCAAAGTAAGGCTTAGGCCAATGCGCGCGGATATCGATTGCGATTTGATATAATGGACGCATAATTTTACCCTTTCAATTAGATGACAAAACCGGATTTATCTTTCTTAGCTTTCGGACCCTTAGGCGATAGCGCGACGACGACCCCGCGCGGGTCCAAGTGTCGGAGATCGTGCGCGTCCCCGTCTATGACGGGGAAGCCGTGCCAGTGCGTCGGCTTGTGCCGGAATACCACGGCGACATTGCCGCCCGCTTCTAAAACGCGGATGCAATCGGCTTCATTCGTTTCAGAACGGGAAAACGTGAGCGAGTAGTTTTTCGGCATTTTGCCCGCGGCATGCGCCAAGGCGCGCTTCACTGATTTGGTGTAGTCTGTAAATTGAACGTCGGGGAAGCGCTCGAGTAGCGTCATGCCGTCGCCGTCGCGTATGCCCTCAAAGGCAATGTCGGTCGACCCGTTCGGGCGTACGCAAAGCTTGACGTCGTGACGGCGCGCCTTGCGGATCTCCGCTTGGATTGCGCGCGTCATGTCTTTAAGATAGGCGTGGCGTTCCTTCATAAAACGGCGCGCCTTGTCGATGCGGCTTTGAATGACAGACGGATAGTAAATCGCCGCACCCGAGTGTTGGCCTAGGCATAAGTCAATGCAACCCTTGCTAGCGTTTCCGCATAGATTGCCTACGCCTGCCAAGCGCGCGGGCGCCATATAATGGATTGCGTTCATCCATCCATAATCGCGCGCTTTGATCGCTTTGGGGTTGTCGCTCGAGAAAATGCGGTTTTTCATAATAAAGCCTTTTTGATTTGGACGGGGGTTGCATACATGATCCCGAACGCGTCACTTACGGCGTGGCGCATGAGCATGTATTCTGTATGAGTTATGCCAAAATGCGCTAAATTATAGGCGTCATTCGCAACCGTTCCGCCCCCAATAGACGAATGACGGTTGCGCGCTTTCAAAAATCCGGCGATTTGCTTTTTCGTGAATTTCATTGGAAAGCCTCATAAATTGCGGTGATGATTAGCGCCCCCGCCAATATGGCGAAGGGCAGTGAAAAGGCGTCAAGTACGGCGATCATGCTTCAATCCCCGCAATGTGTTGAATGAAATCGCGATCAAGATAAGCGCCGTGCTTCACATTATAACGGCCCATCCATAAATCGCGTTTGATTAGCTTTTTGCGGCGCATGAAATCAAAAACCGCGTTTGCGGTCACATAGTCAATTTCGCCGAATTGGCATAAGGTTTCGATAAAATCATCAACCGCTTTCAATTCGCGGCGCGCAATATCTTGTGCGTGTTCAGAAAATTCGGTCATTTTGCGTTTCCTTTTTGGGCAATTCAGCTAACGAAAATCACAATAGATTTTGTTGCAGATTGAGCTAGTCAAAAAAACGCATGTCTGGCATGCAAAAAACGCATGGATTTTGGCGCTTTGATTAGGCAAGTTTGCGAGGGGCTTTTACGGCTTTGAAATATAGGCTTTTTTCTTAATTCTTAGGCAATTTAGGCAATCTTATTTATATACGTATAATTTTTTGATGTGTATAGAACAAATGTAGAACGTCGAACCGTAGCGATTTAAAACCGATTGCCTAAATTGCCTAAACTGCCCAAAACCCCGCGCCGTCATGCCGCGCGGTTCGAACCGACACGCAAGCGCAAAATCGATTTGTTTTTCGATTGCCTAAATTGCCTAAATAAGGCGCGCCAGGCGTCATGCAATTTTGCGTGAGCTTTGCCGGCCGTTATGCGTTTGCATAGTTCGCCAAACTGCTATGCGTTCGCATAGCTTTTCACGCTGCATTGCCTAAATTGCATAGGTTTATTTTCCTAGGCTTTTATTCCTATTGCATTAGGGATTGCTAATATAATTGAGAGGGGGGTGGGGGGGCCCGAGGCCGACCGGTCAAATTTCGGGTAGCCCTTGCAAAAATTTTTTTATTTTTTTATAATTTCGGGCATGTTCGAAAATTTGCTCTACGAACCCCGCCAACTCAAAGCCACCGAGAAACGTCTGCAAGCAATTTACGACGCAGCGTATCTGGGCTTGAAGGGCGACAGCTTGGCGATCGCGGCAGGCATGCTCCCCGCCGAATACAGACAGCTTTGCCAATTTGATCCGCTCGCCGAAATGGCGGAACTCAAAGGGCGCGCCGACAGCGAGGTCAGCAACTCACGCGCTCTGCACGACGCGGCGCAGAACGGCGACGCCAAGGCGGCGCTGGCGGTCCTTCAGCACGCGCATGGATGGACGGCTCGCCAAGAGATTGCCGTGGATGTATACCAGAAGATCAGCATCACGCAGGCGCTGGCTGACGCACACGCCCGCGTCGTAGAAGGGATGGCTATAGATTATGGCCCAGCAACCGATTTACAGCTCTCAAGACGAACAAACGCTTATGACGAGGCTGTGGTCAAAGACTATAGCGAACAACCCTGAAGCATTTGTCCTGATGGCCTTTCCGTGGGGCCAACCCAACACGCCGCTTGCCAAGTTTCGCGGGCCGCGCAAATGGCAGCGCGAGGTGCTCCGCACCATCAAGCAGCACATCGACGACAACGACGGCAAGCTCGACATGGAGACGTTCCGGCTGGCGGTCAGCTCGGGGCGCGGTATCGGCAAGTCGGCGCTCGTCAGTTGGCTGATCCTGTGGATGCTATCGACGCGGCTCGGGTCGACCGTCATCGTCAGCGCCAACTCGGAAGCGCAGCTCCGGTCGGTGACGTGGGGCGAACTGACCAAGTGGGCGGCGATGATCATCAACGCGCATTGGTGGGAAATCAGCGCGACCAAGCTCATGCCGGCGAAGTGGGTGTGCGAGCTGGTCGAGCGCGACCTCAAGAAGGGCACGCGCTACTGGGCGGCGGAGGGCAAGCTGTGGTCGGAAGAGAACCCCGACAGTTACGCGGGCGTGCACAACCACGACGGCATGATGCTGATATTTGACGAGGCAAGCGGTATTCCTGACCCGATCTGGTCGGTCGGCGCGGGCTTCTTCACGGAAAACATACTCGACCGGTACTGGTGCGCGTTCTCGAACCCTCGGCGCAACTCGGGGTATTTCTTCGAAACGTTTCACGGGAAACGTGACTTCTGGAAAACCAAGCAAGTCGATGCCCGCACGGTCGAGGACACCGACAAGAACGTCTACGAGCAGATCATCGCGGAGTATGGCGAGGACTCGAGCCAAGCGCGGATCGAGGTCTATGGGGAGTTTCCGTCGGAGGGGGATGATCAGTTCATCGCGCCCAACATCGTCAACGACGCGATCGCACGCGAGAAGTACAAAGATGAGACCGCGCCCGTGGTCATGGGCATCGACCCTGCACGCGGGGGTATGGACTCGACGGTCATCGTCGTGCGGCAAGGGCGCGACATCGTGGCGATCAAGCGGTTCAAGGGCGAGGACACCATGTCGATCGTGGGGCGGGTCATCGACGCGATCGAAGAGTACAAGCCGACGCTGTCGGTCATCGACGAGGGTGGGCTAGGATACGGCATCCTTGACCGATTGAACGAACAGAGGTACAAGGTAAGGGGCGTGAATTTTGGTTGGAAAGCCAAAAACTCAGTCATGTGGGGTAACAAGCGCGCCGAGATGTGGGGCGCTATGCGAGAGTGGCTCAGGACAGCGTCTCTGCCAGACGACCGTCAGTTAAAGGCGGATCTGATAGGGCCAATGAAAAAGCCAAACTCGTCGGGTACGATTTTCCTTGAGGGAAAGAAAGAAATGCGCGCAAGAGGGTTAGCCTCACCGGATGCAGCCGATGCTCTGGCCGTGACATTTGCGTTTCCTGTCGCTCATCGTGAGTATGTAGAGAAATCAGTCCGTCGCTTCTCATCCGGCGGCGCGAACTTTGTGTCATGGATGGGATCGTAGGAGAAACTAAATGGCTAATACCAAACCAATCGGGGTCGCGTACTCCGACCAAGACATCAGCGGTGCTGATACACTTCTGTCGAGCGGTCAGCTCGGCTATACGGCTGCGGCGCAGGGCACGGTGACACAGGCAACCAGCAAGTCGACGGCGGTCACGCTCAACAAGTCGGCTGGTCAGATCACGATGAACGGCGCAGCACTTGGCGCAACGACCAACGTGACCTTTACGCTTAACAACAACCTCATCAGCTCGAACGACATCTTGATCCTCAACGTGTCGGGCGGCGCAACGGCTGGCGCGTACAACTGCTGGGTCAGCGGTCTGGGCGCAGGCACGGCTTCGATCACTGTCCGCAACATCACCGCCGGCTCGCTGTCGGAAGCGGTTGTGGTCAACTTTGCTCTGATCCACTGCGTCTAATATGGCAAAGTCTGTCTCTTTATCGGTCGGACGCGGCGAAAAGCTACCCGCTAGCAAAGGCGCTGGTCTGACCGCTAAAGGACGGGCTAAGTACAACCGCGAGACAGGGTCTAATCTTAAGGCTCCCGCACCGCACCCGAAAACCAAAGCGGACGAAGGGCGTAAAGCCAGTTTTTGCGCGCGGATGGGTGGGGTTGTCGCCAAGTCTAAGAACGCAGAGCGGGCCAAGGCCAGCATGAAACGGTGGAACTGCAAATGAAAAACGGCCTATACGCGAACATCCACGCCAAACGCGAACGCATCGCGGCAGGCTCTGGGGAGAAAATGCGGAAGCCCGGCACCAAAGGCGCGCCCACCGCAAAGGCGTTCAAAGAGTCTGCTAAAACGAGGAAAAAGTGATGCCTCTCAAGAAATCAGCAAGCCCCAAAGCATTCAAACAAAACATCAAGACCGAGATGGCGCACGGCAAGCCGCAGAAGCAGGCAGTTGCCATTGCGTATGCAATGAAGCGTAAAGCAGGCAAAAAATGAGCGATTATTCAGGCGTAGGCACAGCGGGTAAAGTAGCCGACGGCGGATCTAAACAGTCCGACGTCATGGCAACCATGCGTTTCCGCCTGAATATGGCGATCAGCGCCTATTCGGAAAGCCGCGAAGACGAGCTGGACGACCTCCGCTTCTTCGCAGGCTCGCCGGACAACCAGTGGCAGTGGCCGGCTGACGTGCTCCAGACACGCGGCTCGGTGCAAGGCCAGACGATCAACGCTCGTCCGTGCCTAACGGTCAACAAACTGCCACAGCATGTGCGCCAGGTAACGAACGATCAGCGTCAGAACCGGCCATCAGGCAAGGTCATCCCTGCGGACGATCGGGCCGACCCCAAGGTGGCTGAGATCTACGATGGCATGGTGCGTCATATCGAGTACGCATCAGACGCCGACGTGGCATACGACACGGCATGCGAAAATCAGGTCACATATGGCGAAGGCTACATCCGCCTGCTGACCGAATACTGCACGGATGACAGCTTCGAACAGGACATCCGCATTGGCCGCATCCGTAACTCGTTCAGCGTGTACATGGACCCGACCATCCAAGACCCTTGCGGTGCGGATGCCGAGTATTGCTTCATCACGGAAGACCTGACACGCGACGAATATGAGCGTCAGTTCCCGAATGCGATGCCTGCGTCGTCTATTCAGGTGCAAGGCGTCGGCGACGACTCCCTGACCAACTGGATCAACGAGCAAGTCGTCCGCATCGCTGAGTATTTCTACGCGGTTTATGAGCCGCAGAAGCTTAATTTGTACCCAGGCAACCAATCATATTTTGATGGAAGCCCTGAAGACAAGCAAATGAAGTCAATGGGCGTGAAGCCCATCCGCAGCCGCACGGTTCAGGTCCGCAAAATCAAGTGGATGAAAACAAACGGCTACGAAGTGCTTGAAGAAAGCGATTGGGCAGGCAAGTGGATACCCGTCATCCGCGTCGTAGGCAACGAATATGAGGTCGATGGGCGCATTTTCGTGTCCGGCATCATCAGAAACGCCAAAGACGCGCAGCGTATGTACAATTATTGGGTGTCTCAGGAGACTGAGATGCTTGCATTGGCTCCAAAAGCGCCGTTTATCGGCTATGGCGGCCAATTTGAAGGCTATGAAATGCAATGGAAGACGGCCAATACGAACAATTGGCCGTATTTGGAGGTAAATCCTGACGTTACAGACGGTCAGGGCGGCGTTTTGCCGTTGCCACAGCGTGCTATGCCTCCAATGGCCCAAACTGGCCTAATTCAGGCCAAAATGGGCGCTTCTGACGACATTAAAGCGACCACCGGTCAGTACGACCCAAGCCTCGGAGCGCAATCAAATGAACGGTCTGGACGTGCAATCCTTGCTCGCGAACGCCAAGCAGACACTGGCACGTATCATTACGTGGACAACCTCGCTCGTGCGATCCGTTATACAACGCGTCAAATCGTTGATCTGATCCCAAAGATCTACGACACACAGCGTATTGCCCGCATCATCAACCTCGATGGTGAGACAAGCATGGTCAAGATCGACCCGACACAGGCGGAAGCTGTCAAGTCGATCCGTGACCAAAACAACATTGAGATCGACAAGATCTACAACCCGTCCGTTGGCCGGTACGATGTCGTCGTCACGACCGGCCCGAGCTACATGACCAAGCGCCAAGAAGCACTTGACGGCATGTCGCAACTGTTGCAGGCCAACCCGCAACTTTGGGGCGTGGCAGGCGATCTGTTCGTCAAGCACATGGATTGGCCGGGCGCTGAAGAAATGGCAAAGCGTCTTGCCAAGACGATTGATCCCAAACTGCTTCAGTCTGACGACAAGCCGCCGGCGCTTCAGGCTGCCGAGCAGCAGATCCAAGCGATGGGTCAGGAGATGGAGCAGATGCACCAGATGCTCCAGAACGTCAGCAAGTCGATGGAAGCCCAGACCCTTGAGGTCAAGGAGTTCGAAGCGGCCATCAAGGCATACGACGCAGAGACTAAACGCATCAGCGCGGTGCAGGCGTCAATGTCACCAGAACAGATCCAAGACATCGTGCTTGGAACGGTCCACGGTATGATCACAAGCGGTGATTTGGTTGCCGAAATGCCCGGCCATGAGTTGCCAGGTGAAGTAGATTTGCCTAATCAACCGACGCAGGGTATGATGCCGCCGCAACAAGGATTACCTCAATGAAATGCGCTGAATTTGTAGGAATGCTGTTTTTGGCCCGTGATGTGACCCATTCGGTTCACCTCAACACGCGCAGTTATGCCAAGCACAAGGCGCTTCAGAAATTTTACGAAAGCATTGTCGATTTGGCCGACGCTTTTGCAGAAGCCTATCAAGGCCGCTACGGCCTAATCGGCGGTATTTCGCTCCAATCGCACAACAAAACGGCCAATGTGGTCGATTTTCTTGAAAATCAGCTCAAAGAGATCGAAGACATGCGCTACGACGTTGTCGAGAAGAAAGACACCGCGCTTCAGCAATTGATCGACAACATTGTCGAGCTTTATCTGACGACCCTTTACAAACTCAAATTCCTGTCGTGAGGCTTTTATGGCTCAGTATTCCTACATCACAGCTACTTCTCAGGTAAAAACGGCTCCCGCAAAGCTGAAAGCGATCTTCGTGAGCGCCGCTAGCAGCACGCCGACCATTACCGTTTACGACACAGATGCTAAAGGCACAACAACGACCGTAATCGGTACGTTCACGCCTGTGTCGGCTACAAACTATTTGTTCAATGCCGCTGAAGGCATTTATTTGAACAAAGGACTTTACGTCGTACTCGGCGGCACGGTAAGCGCCACCATAAGTTACGAATAAAACCGTACTGGTGAGGTTCACCAGGGATCTATAAGGGTCAACTATGACAGATGAAACCTTAGCGGAGGTAACCGCGCCGGAACCAGAAGCCACGGCGGCTCCTGAGGCTCCAATCGAACAACAGCCGGAGGCGACGAAGACTTTCACGCAAGAGGAAGTCGATGCCATTGTAACTAAAAGGCTTGCTAAATTTGAACGTAAGCTGGAACGCGAGAGAGCCTTGCGAGAGCAAGCTCCGCCGCCTCCACCTGTCGAAGCGGTCACGCCAGACAAGTTCAACAGCCCAGATGCGTATGCCGAAGCATTGGCAGCGCAAAAAGCTGAAGAGCTTCTCAGACAGCGTGAGATGCAGAAACAGCAACGTGAGATCCTTGACGCTTATAGCGAGCGTGAAGAAGAGGCACGGAACAAATACGAGGACTTTGAACAAGTCGCGTATAACCCGTCTCTCCCAATCACAACCGTTATGGCGCAAACAATTCAGGCGTCTGATATTGGGCCAGAAGTGGCTTATTATCTGGGGGCGAACCCCAAAGAAGCTGACCGGATCTCAAAGCTCGCGCCATTTTTGCAGGCAAAAGAGATTGGGAAGGTCGAAGCCAAATTGGCCGCTGATCCGCCCGTCAAAAAATCATCGAGCGCACCAGCTCCTATATCTCCGGTCACTGCTAAAACCAGTGGAGCGCCTGCATACGATACGACTGACCCACGCTCAATGAAAGCCATGAGCACGTCAGAGTGGATTGCTGCGGAACGGTTACGGCAGATAAAGAAGATGGAAGCGGCAAGATCCCGCTAACTTCATAAGGACATTGTGTCATGGGTAATAGCTTACTTACTATCGACATGATCACCCGCAAAGCTCTCGAAATTCTCGAGAACAACCTGGTGATCACCCGCAACGTGAACCGTCAGTACGACGACAGCTTTGCTGTCGAAGGTGCAAAGATCGGTTCAACCCTCCGCATCCGCTTGCCCGATCGTGCGCTCGTCACGGACGGCGCTGCATTGCAGGTTCAGGACGACAACGAACAGTACACCACGCTTACGGTTTCGAGCCAAAAGCACATTGGTGTCAACTTCACATCGGCTGAATTGACCATGCAGTTGGACGACTTCGCAGAACGTGTTCTCAAGCCGCGTATTTCGCAGCTTGCGTCCTCGGTCGATAACGACGTCGCCAATGCCTACAAGGGCATCTATCAGTCAGTCGGCACGCCCGGCACGACACCTTCGACATCGCTTGTTTTGCTTCAGGCTAACCAGAAGCTCAACGAAATGGCGTCGCCGATGCAGAACCGTTATGCCACCGTCAACCCAGCCGCAAACGCTGGTCTTGTCGAAGGCATGAAGGGTCTCTTCAACCCAGTGTCGACAATCAGCAAGCAGTTCAAGAACGGCTTGATGGGCGAAGGCATTCTCGGCTTCGACGAAATGAGCATGTCTCAGTCGATCGTTCAGCACACCACTGGTACGCGTTCAGCTACAGCTTCGCTCACCATTGGCGCGACGATCTCGACACAGGGCGCGTCCGCAGTTGCCATCAACGGCGACACAGGCTCGGCCACGTTCAAGGTCGGCGACGTGTTCACGATCGCAGGCGTCTACGCAGTCAACCCACAGACCCGTCAGTCCACGGGCAGCCTCCAGCAGTTCGTCGTTACGGCGGATGCTACGGCTTCCTCGGGCAACTGGTCTTCGGTCAGCATTTCGCCGGCAATCTATACGTCGTCGAACGCTCTTGCGACTGTCGACTCCTTCCCGCAGTCCGGCGCTGCCGTGACCGTGGTTGGTTCGGCTTCGACGACCTACCCGCAGAACCTCGCCTATCACCGCGATGCGATCACGTTCGCCACCGCCGACCTTTTGCTCCCGCAAGGCGTCGACATGGCTTCGCGTCAAGTCCACAACGGCATCTCGCTCCGTATCGTTCGTCAGTACGACATCAACAACGATCGTATGCCTTGCCGTATCGACGTGCTGTATGGCTACTCCACGATCCGCGCGCCTATGGCTGCTCGTATCTGGGGTTAAATCATTAACCTCCGCAGAAATGCGGAGGTCATTTTTCTCTTTCTTAGGAGTATAACATCATGCCACTTCCTTCAGTAGGCGGAGGCTATCAATTCAATGATGGCAACCTTAACGAAGTAAAATTGACTGTTGCAGCCGCTCCGGCCACTGCAACGGACAGCGCGACATTGTCTGTTAGCCAGTTGACTAACGGCATTATCATCGGCACACCGACGACAACGGCAGCATACACGCTTCCGCTCGCAACTGACGTTGATAACACCCTCAGCAACGCTAAAGTCGGCTCAACATTCGATTTCCGCATCATCAACACAACCACGGCTGGCGTCATCACTGTGACGACCAACACGGGTTGGACGATTGGCTCAAGCGGTTCGCAAGGTCTTATGACCATTGCGGCAACTGCTGGTACAGTTCGTTCGTTCCGCGCTCGCAAAACTGGCGATGCCGCGTGGGCTCTCTACGCGATCTCGTAATGCAAACGGGCGGGGTTTCGGCCCCGCCCAATTTTCAAAGGTGGGCCAATGATCATCTATCTTAAGCACCCAATTCATGGTACAAAAGTCGCCACGTTGGAAGCTGAAGCAGATGCTGACAAACAGAATGGCTGGGTAGAGTTTGACCCGACCAACCGCGAAGAAGAAAAGAAAGAAGCTCCTGACAATGAGCTTCGTCGCAGGCGGCGTCAGGACGCCGCGTAAGGAGCTGACATGACGACGACCGCCGGTGACCAGATCAACGCAGCCCTTCGCTTGATCGGCCAATTGGCCGAGTCTGAAGTTCCTACAGCCGCCGCGTCGCAAGATGCTCTTGCGGCGCTCAATCAGATGATCGACTCTTGGAACACAGAGCGTCTGTCAGTCTTTACGACGATGGATCAAGTGTTTCTATGGCCCCCAGGGCAAATTAGCCAAACTCTTGGGCCGTCAGGCAACTTTGTTGGCGAACGTCCTATCATTATGGACGACGCGACCTATTTTATTGACCCGTCAAACAACATCTCGTTTGGCATCAAGATCATCAACCAACAACAGTATGATGGCATCGCGGTTAAAACGGTGACCAGTACTTATCCACAGGTTATGTGGATAAATACCAACTACCCCGATGTTGACATCCACTTATACCCCGTGCCGACAAAAGTGCTTGAATGGCATTTTATCTCGGTTGACCCGCTTACTTCACCGGCAAATCTGTCGACCACGCTGGCATTTCCGCCGGGCTATCTGCGGGCGTTCAAATACAATTTGGCCTGTGAAATTGCGGCTGAATTTGGCGTTGAGCCGCCTCCGACCGTTCAGCGCATCGCCATGACATCAAAGCGTAACCTCAAGCGCATCAACAATCCTGATGACGTCATGTCGATCCCGTACTCGATCGTCGGCACACGTCAGCGGTTCAACGTGTACAGCGGCAACTTTTAGCACAAAATTACTAAATGGTACAGGCTTTATGATAATGACGTTTTGCAACAAGATAGGCTTCATGCGCCTCTTCGGGCGTATTATAATCGCCTATGCGACGCGTTTTTTTATTTACGGTTATGCTTGCACGCCATTTATTTTGAAATCTTATAACGCCGATAAACCCCGATTTATTTCGTTTGTTAGGTTTTCTAACGTTTTGCGAATTTCCATCTTCAAATACCTCGCGCAAATTTTCAAATCTGTTATCATGTTTAATGCCGTTAATGTGGTCGATATATTTTACCGGCCATTTTCCTGTCATGTGAAGCCACGCCAACCGATGCGCTTTGTAAACTTTGCCATCAACACCTATTGTAACGTATTCAATGCGTTTTTCTTTGCATCCGGCCACGTCACCAATTTGCACGCAACGAGCAACTCGTTCACGCCATTTAAACAGCCCCGTTTGAGGTTCATAATCAAGCACTTGACGAAGCCGTTCTGCGGTAAGTTTTGCCATTTTAATCTCCCAACATTTAACATATACGATAAAATTATTTTGATTGGGAGTCAAACATAATGCAGACGCCTATTCTCGGCCAAAGCTACGTTGCCCGCAGCGTCAATGCTGCCGACAGCCGCATGGTCAATCTGTACCCAGAGGCTACGCCGCAAGCAGGCAAGACCGCCGGCTTTCTCAACCGCGCGCCAGGTTTGCGGTTGTTGGCGACGCTTGGCACAGGGCCGATCCGTGGGCTTTGGTCGCCGGACCCTAACGGGTCTTACGCTTATGTCGTGTCGGGCAATACGTTCTACCGCATTGACACAAGCTATAATGCGTTTGCTTTTGGTTATGTCAGCGGCACCGGCCCTGTGTCGATGTCGGACAACGGCACGCAGATCTTTATTGCGGCCAATCCCGACGGCTACATCTTCAATATGAATACGCAGATTTTCGGCCAGATCACCGACCCTGATTTCCCCGGCGCGGTGACGGTTGGCTATCTGGACGGCTATTTTGTATTTAACGAACCCGACTCTCAAAAGGTGTGGGTAACTCAACTTTTAGACGGCACGTCTATTGACCCGCTTGATTTTGCAAGTGCGGAAGGTTCGCCTGACGGTCTTGTGTCACTTATTGTTGACCATCGCGAAGCATGGCTGTTCGGCACCAACTCGGTTGAAGTCTGGTACGATGCAGGCGGTGCGGGCTTTCCGTTGCAACGCATCCAAGGTGCCTACAACGAAATTGGTTGCGTTGCGGCCTATTCGGTCGCCAAACTCGACAACGGCGTGTTTTGGCTCGGCGGCGACGCGCGCGGTGAAGGCATTGTCTATCGCACGAATGGCTACACAGGCGCGCGCATTTCAACCCATGCGATTGAGTGGCAAATTCAGCAATATGGCGACATCTCGGATGCCATTGGCTACACCTACCAGCAAGACGGCCATGCGTTCTATGTTTTGATTTTCCCGTCCGCCGGTAAGACATGGGTTTATGATGTTGCGACCGACAATTGGCATGAGCGGGCGGCATGGGTGAACGGCGCGTTTACCCGCCACCGTTCCAACTGCCAGATGGCGTTCAACCATGAAGTCATTGTCGGCGATTACAATGACGGTCGCATCTATGCGTTCGATTTGAACGTGTACGCGGACGACAATCAGCCTCAGCGGTGGCTCCGCGCTTGGCGGGCGCTTCCGCCCAACCAAAACAATCTCACCCGTACGGCCCAGCACAGCCTTCAGCTCGACGCCGAGACAGGCGTGGGGCTTAACACCGGCCAAGGCAATGACCCACAAGTCATGCTCCGGTGGTCGGACGATGGCGGCCACACATGGTCAAATGAGCACTGGGCCTCGATGGGCGCAATCGGTGCCTATGGCACCCGCACGTTCTGGCGTCGGCTTGGCATGACCGTCAAGCTCCGCGACCGTGTGTATGAGCTGTCAGGCACTGACCCCGTCAAAATCTCGATTATGGGGGCAGAGCTGCTGCTAAGTGGCACCAATGCCTAGCGCAAACCGTGTCCCGACCATCAACGTGCCGATCACAGACCCACCGGCTACGGGCCTGCCGTCGCGTGCGTGGTTTCGGTTTTTTCAAAACCTCAATACGATCGACAGCGGGGTCTACACGCCCACGCTGACTAACACGACCAATATCGCGGCGAGCACAGCGGCTGAATGCCAATATACGCAAATCTATAGCACTGTAACGGTCAGCGGAACGGTCACTATTCGAGCGACAGCGACAGGCGCGTGCAATCTTAAGATGTCACTTCCCGTGGCGAGTAACTTTACCTCAACCGGCCAAGCCGCCGGTACGCTTGCGACCACAACAGCAGGGGGAACCGCATCAGGAGCAATCTTGGCGGATATTGTGGGCGAACAATTTGAGTTCCGATTTACGGCTACCAACACAACTTTAACCGTCTATGCGTTCACAGTCACTTACCAGATTGTGCAATGATTAAAATCACTGTAAGGTGCGGCTATGGCAGTCATTCTCTCCCCTCTCGCCGGTGCAGGCTGGCAGTTCTTTGATAACAGCGGCGTGCCGCTGAATGGCGGCTTGCTGTATACTTATGCTGCGGGCACCACGACGCCTCAGACGACCTATAGCGACAGCACCGGCGCAACGCCGAATGCCAACCCGATCGTGCTTGACTCAGCGGGCCGCGTGTCGGGCGAAGTGTGGCTGACCACGGGTGTCAACTATAAATTTGTCCTTAAAACGTCCGCTGGCGTGACGATCTGGACCAATGACAACATCGCAGGCGTACCAGCGTCGTCCATCACATCGCTCCGCATTAACGGTTCGACCTCGGGCTATGTGGATCTGACGACCGTTCCTATTGCCGGCGCAAACACAATCACGTTCCCAGCCCAAACCGGCACGGTTCTGCTCGACCCAAACACCGCGTTCACCGGCACATCGACCTTTGAGTATATCGTAGCCACTTACGACATCTCGGGCCGCACGTTGAACGCGTCTGGTTCGATGACCGTCGGTAGCATGCTCTACGGCAGCGGCACCGGTCAGTTTAAGATTCCTGTTGGCACCACCGCCCAACGCGCAGGCGCGTTCAATGGCAACGGCTCGATCACCGGCACAACGCTGTCGATCTCGACCGTCAGCACCGGCTCGCTTTATGTCGGCGCAACGATTACCGGCACCGGCGTCACGTCAGGCACGCGCATCACGGCCTTTCTGACGGGCACAGGCGGCGCGGGCACTTACACTGTCACGCCATCACAGACAGTGTCTCCGACAGTTATCACCGATACGCCTGTGCAAGGTATGATGCGGTTTAACTCTACGCTTGCTACCTTCGAAGGCTATAGCGGCACGGCATGGGGTTCGATCGGCGGCGGCGCTACCGGCGGGGGTTCAGATGCTGTGTTCAATTTGAACGACAAAGTCGTTACAACGTCTTACACAATTGCGTCAACCAAAAACGCCAACTCCGTTGGCCCTCTTACTATTAACTCGGGCGTTGTCATTACGATTTCGACCGGCTCACGTTGGGTAGTCCTATGAGCAGTATTTCTATTGCAGGCGATACGTCAGGCACGGTTGCCATCGTAGCCCCAGCGGTTGCTGGCACCAATACATTAACGCTTCTTGCGGCTACGGGTAATCTTGGGCCTAAAGTTCAAGGCACCTCCGTGTCAGCTACCACCGGCACATCAATTGATTATACCGGGCTTCCTTCTTGGATAACCCGCATTACAGTGGTATTTTCTGGTCTTTCTACAAACGGAACTTCTAATTTAATTGTTCAGCTTGGAACTGGGGCCACACCAACATATACAACAAGCGGGTATCTTGGTTCTGCCGCCGACACTACTGGCGCAACTCAAACAAATTTTACAAGCGGGTTTATATTTAATAATTCCGTTAACGCCACACAAACTTATGGCGGCCTAATGACAATTGTTAACCTCACAGGAAATACTTGGGCTGAGTCAAGTATGCTGGGTGATTCAGCAGGCACAGCATTACGATACGGTGCGGGGTCTGTCCCTCTTGCCGCTACGCTTACTGCGCTTCGTATAACAACCGCCGGTGGCGTAAATACTTTTGACGCCGGTACAGTCAACATTCTTTACGAGTAAGCACCATGTCACAACTTGTCCTTACCTCCGATACGCTCGTTGCGACGCCGACCGCCGGTGCGTTTGAGTATTTATCGCCGACCATTTACGCAACGCCTGTTGGCGTGCAACGCGGTCTTATACCTAACGCGCAGTTCTACCGGCTGAATGCTGATTATGTAGGCGCATCCTCAACGAGCGCGCAGGGCATCTTTGGTGTAGGCACAAGCGGCGTAGGTTTGGGCGTGACACTATCGTCAAGTACGGTCTATGCTTTTGAAATGTACGCTATCTTTTCAAAGACAGCTACGGCTACAGCGCATAACTTTCAGCTTGGCTTTGCGGGCGGCACAGCAACAGTTAACAATATCCTTTATGGCGGCCCTTTTATTTACAACGCTACGTCTTTTACAACCGGTTTTATTTCTGGCGCGGCTGCTTTTGATGCGAATACGACGGCGGCTACAACAATTCAAGCAGTAGCTGCCACGGCTACTATTCAAATCAGAACATATTTTCGTGGCACGGTCAGCGTCAACGCAGGCGGCACGTTCATCCCGCAGTACACTATTTCGGCAGCGGTAGGCCCATATAGCACACTAGCCGGATCGTATTTCTTGATTTACCCGATCGGCGCGTCCGGTGCGGCTATCAACGTAGGAACTTGGTCATGAGCGTAACAATTGACGGCAGCGCAGGCGTCACGACCAACACCGGCGCGGTCTATAACGGCCTTCAAAGCACCACCGCGCAGGCATCCACGGCGGGTACATCTATTTTGTTCACAAGCATTCCGTTGTGGGTTAAGCGCATCACGGTGATGTTTGATGGTGTTTCAACAAACGGAACAAGTTTACTTTTAATTCAACTTGGATCTGGTTCTCTTACAACATCGGGGTATCTTGGAAGTGCTGCTATAATAAATGCAACTCCTAACGTAGTTAATATGAGCACAGGATTTAACCTTGATAGTACTTCAAATGCCGCCGCAATTAGATATGTAATAGCAACCTTTACAAACATTTCTGGAAACATATGGGTCTGCGCGGGAAACGGTGGAAGAAGTGACACAGCGGCTACATCAAATTTTGGTGGCCGTATTTCTCTTTCAGGAACTCTTGACCGCGTTAATATTACCACCGCCGGCGGTACCGACACATTCGACGCCGGCACAATCAATCTTATCTACGAGTAAGCCATGCACCGGATTGAAGTAAACGTCCAGACGGGCGAGCAGACCATTATCGAGTTTACACCGGAAGAGGAAGCCGCTGCGTTGGCGTACGCGGCCTCACTCCCGCCTTCAGGCCCGACCCGTGAAGAACTGCAAGCGCAGATCGCAGCCCTCCAAGCCCAGATCGACGCCATGCCATGAGAGAAAAGGTTGAACAACTTGAGCAAATGATGCAAGCATATGATCCGGCGGTTTTGCCGATCAAGCATCACTTTGCTGACGGGATCTACGCCCGCGAGATGTTCATCCCCGCCGGTGCGGTATTGACCGGCGCAGTGCATAAAACCAACCACATGTGCATCCTTTCAGCGGGGCATGTGCGGGTGGCAACGGATGAGGGGCCGGTTGATTTGCAGGCCCCTGCAACGCTAATTGCAAAGCCCGGCGCAAAACGGGCTATTTTTGCATTAGAAGACTCCGTGTGGACAAATATCCACGCGACAAACGAAACGGATCTTGATAAGATCGTCGAGGAATTGACCGAGTCCACCGCCGCAGAGTTGCAGGGTGGGTCTGACAACAAGCAACAGCTTGCTTACGCCGAGAGGGAAACATTATGGCTTTCATCTTAGGAGCCGTCATAGGGGCCGGAGCGTCGCTGATCGGCGGCGCTATGGCGTCAAGCGCCGCAAGCAAGGCTGCGGACGCGCAAGCCTCTGCGTCTGACCGCGCGGCTTTGCTTCAAAAAGAAACGGCTGACAAGGCAATTGCTCTTCAGAAAGAGATGTATCTGAAGAACCTTGAGCTTAATGCGCCGTTCCGCGAAGCGGGCCTGACAGCTCAAAATCGTCTTTTGGATTATCTTGGTCTGAGCAAAAACACAGGCGCAGCGGGCTACGGTTCGGCTACGGGCAACTTTACGCTTGACAAGTTTAAAGCTGACCCAGGCTATGCGTTTCGTTTGAGCGAAGGATTGAAAGGTCTTAACGCCAACGCCGCTGTGCGTGGAGGTCTGATCTCTGGCAACGCGCTTAAAGCCGCAACGGCATACGGCCAAGAGATGGGTTCGCAAGAGTATCAGAACGCGTTCAACCGTTATTACAAAGAACGCGAAAACATGCTCAATCCATTGCAGTCCTTGACCGGCACCGCGCAGACCATATCCGGTACATTGGGCACCGCAGGGCAGAACTACGCGGGCGATACGTCAAACACGTTGAGCAATTACGCTACGCGCGCGGGCGCAAATTATGAGAATGCCGGTGCCGCGCGGGCGTCGGGCTATCTTGGCGGTGCGAACGCTTGGAACCAAGCTCTTGGCGGCGCGACGAACGCGCTGACACGCGGTATGACAAACGCGTATATGTACGGCGGCGGCGCGTCGCCTTATTCGTATGGCGCAGGCGGATACACGGGCTACGGCCCATTCATGGGTGGCTAAAATGGTTGATTATAACATCGCAGTCCCGCAACCCTATGATGCCTCTGGCGACATCGCCAACGCGTTGCGTTTTCGCGCGGCCAAGCAAGCCGAGGCCGAGAACCAGCTCAAGCTACAGGCTTGGCAAGAAGACCGCGCATACGAGCTGGAGCGGCGCAGAGCGGCTGCGGCAAACGCGGCAGCGACTAAATTGCGCGAAAAAGAACTGCTTGGCATTTACGGCAATTACGGGGTAACGCCGGCGGTTGTCGGCGCGCGCGGCGCGTCGTATAGCGGCACCGGCGTTGCGGATAATCCTGATGAAACGCTTTTTAACAATCTCGTTAGAGGCGGGTATATCTCGCAAGCTAAGGGCGCGTCCGAAGCCCGTAGCGAGTTCTCAAAGAGCGAAGTAGACAAACTTACTCTTGACGCCAAAAAATATGACGCGGCGCTTGAACGTACAAAGCAATACATTCCCATGATCAAAACCGCCGACGACGTCGCGCGGTTCATGCGTTTGAAATACGCTGATCCTGTGCTCGGCCCTATAGCGTCTAAACTGCGGCCTGAAGAAGAAGCAGTCAGGCTTACTGTTGATCAGTTCAATAAAGACCCGCAAGGCACGCTTTCCGCATTGGCGGGGTTAAGCGGCGCGGACATTGCCAAGCAAGATTACGAAAAGAAAAAACAAGACGCCGAGTTGGCAAAGCTTAAAGCTGAAGCGGACAAATTTAACGCTGAAGCTAAAAGCAAAGGCGCGCCAAATGCATTTGGTGACACTAACGAAGGCCGCCAACTTCAGATTATCAACGAAGTAGCACGGGGCATTCGTTCGCCAAACGATCCTGAGTACGCGCTTGCGTATCACGCGCAATATGGCGGTAAGAACATCACCGCGTATAACCCTGATACAAAGCAGATGGAATTGGTCCAAGCGCCAGCTACACCTCCGGCCAATCTTCCGCCTCCGGCGTTTGGTGCAGCTCCTGCACCCACTAACGCATTGCCTATGGTGAACGGCGTTCGTCCTACGGTTGGAGCGGCTAACGCGCTTGCGGCTCCCGCGCCTGCACCGTCGCTTACGGGCGCGGGTCGTCCGGTCATTACTAAAGCGCCGACAGGCGGCCTTACTGAGGCTCAAAAGCTCAAATTTAAGGACGAGGCTGCC